AGATGGCGTAAAGCTCGTATGTGTCGATTACGTGCAGATCGTCCGCGCCGATGGCAAAGACGTGCGCGCGCAGGTGACCAATGCTTCGCGAGCTTTGACACGCATCGCGAAGGACGAAGGCGTGCCGCTCATCATGCTGTCGCAGCTCACGCGGGTTGATAAGACGAACGCGGAACGCCGGCCGCGCTTGAGTGACCTCCGGGAGTCTTCCCAGCTTGAGAACGACGGCAATCTCATCGTCCTGCTTCACCGACCGCGCGACGAGGAAAGCGGAGTCATGGGATCGGCCGCGGAGCTCATTCTCGCGAAACAGCGCGATGGTGCAACGGGAACTTACCCGGTCAGCTTTAGTCAGACCAGCGTCACGTTTGAAGATTGCAGGGGCGCATCGGGAGTGCGCGCTCAGGAGTCAGCCTGATGATGCAAGCCAAGAGAGCAGAGCGCACGCGGCGCCAGGCAAAGCGATACGCACGGCGGTACCGCAAAGGTACTGAGCATGATTCGGTAGGGGGTAGGGCGGGTCAAATCTCTACGACCGGTCGTCCGTAGACCCAGCCCAAGGCATTTGAACGAAAAGCCGCGATTTTTTAAGGGGTGAAGTGAAGGAAGGGCCAAAAATACCGCCAGACCTGGACGCGACCGCAAAAAGGAAGTGGCGGGAGCTTGCCGACAGCGTGGATCCGGAGGTGGACCGCGAGCTCTTGGCGAACTTCTGCCGACAGCATTCGACGTTGATGGCAATAAGAGCTGAGAAAGCAAAGTTGATAAAGGCCGGCACGTTTTCCACGATGGTTCCCGGCCGCGACAAGGCCCTACAGTTGAACCCACTTTTGACCGCCGAAAGTCGCCTTGTCTCCAGCCTCAATCGGCAGCTCCGAGGGCTCGGCCTGTCACCGGCCCGCGAGGAGCAGGACCGCAGGGGTAAGAAGCCCCGGGCGAATCCGCCGCCGCCCGGCATGAGCGGGCCAGAGCCTAAGTGGGGATGGACGATCGAGGCTGAGCTTTGCAAGCACCGTGAGCCGTCCCCCGATGAAGTGGAAGTGGACCGGCGCCGCAAAGCGAACGAGAAGTTGCTCGCGGCGAATGACTGGCGGGCATACGAACAGAATTTTGATGGAGGGGAACCAGATGGACGAACCAAGCGCAGTTGAATCAACCGGGCAACCTGAGGACCCTACGTTCCTTGTGGACGTTGCCACGGCCATCCAAAAGTTGGGCGAGACCATGGTTTTGATCGCACGAGAACAGGAGCTCTCGCGGCAAATGCTCACGCAGATCATGAAGGAGCGCAAAGAGATCCTGGACCTGGTGACGGCACAGGACGCCCGGATCAAGGCTCTGGCCGCGCTCCAAACCAGCGACCACACCGCGATCGAAGTGCTAATGGCCAGCCAGGGGAACGGGATGGGGCCGCGCCATGTCTGTTAAGCCGCTGCGCGTTCACGACCTTCCGGAAGAAGCGGAGCGCATCAAGCAGGAGACCGAGCGTCTGCTTACCGAGCTGAACGGGCGCCGGCCGCGAGGGGCGATCCTGATCCGCGCCCGGGATCTGCGCTCGCGCTCCAAAGCCCTCGGCCGTACGATCGACCGATTGCTCTGTGAGGAAATGGCCGTCGAGCTCGCCTTCCGTGAGCGCACCGGGCGGAATATCAAAGACGGCGACGAGATCACACCCGAAGACGAGCGGAGGTCCGCGCAAATCATCGCGGGTTTCCGATTGGACGATGGCTATTGACGCACGTGGTTCTACAACGTATTTACCATACCCGCCCTGGACTGGTTCAAGGGAGAATCACTCCAGGCGTTCCGACTTCCCCGCGACCCGCGCACTCCTGGCACTCGCGTCTGTGGAAGTCGTCGCATCATCGCCGGCCCGAGCCGCTCCTGGCACTCGCGCACAATCAATATCCAAAATTTCATAAGAGCAGGAGTGCGCACCAATGTCAGCGCCTAACGGTACTACCGTCGAACTAAAGGCGACCCTCGATCAACTCAAAAAGGGTCTTGAGGAAGCTGTTGAAAAGAAGGCTTCCATTGAAACCGTCACCAAGATGCAAACGCAGCTGGACGCGCTGGACACAAAGCTTGCCCAGAAGCACTTCGGCGAAATACAGGGAAAGTCCCTGGGCGACGAGTTGAAAGAGAACGAATCCGTCTCGCGAATCCTCCGCGACAAAAAGGGCCGCGCCTATATCGACCTGAACGCTAAGCAGGTGAGCGCAATCATGGGCCGCAAGTCTGTCATCAGCGCAACCGGATCGGGAAGCGACGGTGAGGATACGTTGAACCCGGTCGGCGTCCAAACCACTGGCGTCCTGCAGATCCAACGCACTCCCGGGATCACGCCGGAAGCGCGCCAGGTCCTGAAAATTCGGGACGTGCTTTCCGCGCGTCCGACTACCATGGCGGTCTGCGATTTCGTCAAGGTCAGCAGCCCGATGTCGATCGCTTCGCCCGTACCGGAAGCATCTCTCAAGCCTGAGAACTCGCTCACCTTCCAGTCTGTCTCCGAGAAGGTTCGCCTGATCGCAACTTGGATTCCCGCCACCAGACAAGTACTTGACGACATGACGGAGTTGATGGGTTTCATCAGGACGGCGATGCCTTATTACATCGATCTCGAAGAAGAATTGCAGCTCCTCGCGGGCGACGACACTGGGGAAAATCTTCACGGTCTGCTCACGCAAGCCGCGACATATAACTCCGCACTTCTTCCGAAGGCCAGCCTTGGCTGGACCCGATTGGATGTCATCGGCACGGCCATCCAGCAGATCAATGCTGCCAAGGAAATCGACCCGACCTTTGTCGTTGTGAATGTGAACGACTGGTGGGCGATTCGCTTAACAAAGGATTCGTTCGGGCGTTATATCCTTGGCGATCCCCAAACACAGGGGAGGCCGACCATCTTCGGCCTCGACGTGGTAAGCACGACCAGCATCGCCTCCGGAACCTTCTTGGTTGGCTCAGGCAGTCCGGTCGCGGCAGAGATTCGTGACCGCATGGGTATGCAAATTGAAATATCCACTGAGAATCAGGATTTTTTTATACGCAATCTTATTGCCGTTCGGGCAGAAAAACGGCTCGCATTGTTGACGAAGAGAAGTGCCAGCTTCATTTCCGGGAGCTTCACGACTTCGCCCTAGGCCCGTGCGGGAGCCTGTGGTGAAATGGGCGCCGTTCATAGGTTGGCCGGCGCCCCATTCGTAACACTGAAGGGAGCAAAAGTGCAGCATCAGCGGCTCGATTTCAATTTCAAGATAAAGTCCACGTCCGACGACGCTGGAACGTTCGTCGGCATGGCTGCCACCTACGGCAACGTTGACCTTGGCTCCGACGTGATTGAAAAGGGCGCATTCACGCGGACGCTCAGCACGGGAAAGGATTTCCCGATTCTCTGGCAGCACCAGACGGATAATCCGATCGGCCTGGCCAAGATCGCGGACACGTCGCAGGGCTTGCAAGTAAATGGCACGCTGCTATTAGCCGATCCCGTTGCACAAAGAACCTATGCACTTATAAAAGGCGGCGTGATCAAGGGTCTTTCGATCGGGTACGAGACCATGAAGTGGACCTATGATGAGGAGGCGCAAGTTCGTCACCTTACCGAGGTCAAGCTTTACGAGGTTTCATGCGTCACCTTCCCGATGAACGAATCGGCCATGGTCACGAGCGTAAAAGCGCTCTCCGATGCCGACCGCTCCAAGCACCTGAAGGCCATTGACGAACACAGAAAAGCCATCGACAGGCACCAGCGCGGGATGCGGATGAACTTGAAAGCGCTCTTCGGCGATGACCTTTTCGAAGATGACGACCCGGCCGGTGACCCAGCGCTGCTCGAAGGCGAAGGCGAGACGGGTGACGGGGACGAGGAAATGTCGAAGGAATTCCTGGTTGAGTTGCAGAAGTTTGCCACGCACGCGCAGGGTCTGGCGAGCGCGTAGACCATGGCTGACGGTCTCGAAATCACGTTCGAGGGCATGCCTGAATTCTCGCGCATGATGCAGGAGCTCGCCGGGCCCGCTGCTGAACGCATCGCAAGACACGCGGTTCGAGCCGGCGGCCGGGTGGTACAGGCGGCGATCACCGAAGCCGCTCCGGTTCGTCCCGACCTTCCAAGTGGCACGGCGCTTCCGCCCGGCGCATTGAAAAACGACATCGTGGTCAAGACGACGAAAGAACCGGATGGCTCCGTCTCGGCCTACATCGAACCCGGGAAATATACGCGGCACGTCGCCCGGTGGGTGGAGTACGGCCACCGACAAGTACGGGGCGGCACATCAAGCAAAGGCGGAGGGATTCTCGGCCAAGGTTACCGCGGCGCCGGTAGAGGCATCGGCAACGTGCCAGCCGCGCCGTTCATCAGGCCGGCCTTTGAAGCTTCAGAAGCGGCCGCCCAGGACGCGATCGCCATGGACATAGCCGCGTCATTCGCCCGCGGTTACCAGGTGGTCATGCCGGATGACGCACCCGAACTTGGATCAGGAGAATAAGCAATGTCGACAGGCTCAGTTACTGTTCGCTTAAATTTGAACTCCGCCGGCTACTCGGCCGACATGACCAAAGCAGAAGCCCAGATGAAAAGACTCCAGGCAGTCACTGGGGAAATGGGTCATTCCACGGTCAGCCAGATGCAGGCCTCGAGCGCGGCCATCCGCGTGGTTGAAGGCAACATGACCAACAACATCCGGGCCGCGGAGCGGTTTATTTCTACCTTACCCGGCGTCGGCAGGGCACTCCAGGCAGCGTTCCCGCTCGTGGGCGCGATCGCCTTCGCTGGCGTGGCCGCTGAATTGGTCGAACGTGTGGCCGCCTTCATCAAGAAGCTGAACGAGATCCCGGAGAACCCCTTCGCTGGAATGATCGCATCGGCGAAGCTGGGTAACGACACATTGGCGATTACGAATGATCGCCTGCAGCTCGAGATCGACAAGCTTGAAAAGAAGCCGCAGAACCGGATGGCGCTCGCTCTTGACGAAATGCGGGATGCTTCGGACAAGCTTTTCGACAGCCTAGAGAAATCGAACGCGGCTTTTGACCAGGCGATGGGTAAAGGCGGTGTGGGAACGCGTCAAGGGCATTGGCAGAACCTCACTCCGACGGACAAGGCCGATGCGGATATTAAAAAGGCGCGCGCTGGCGTACAGGCGGTGAACGCAGACCACGCGACTACCATCCAAGACGCGTTGAACTCGGGTGATCCGGAAAATATCAGGCAGGCGCGTGAAGCCTGGATGAAAGACCTCCAAGATGCGTATGCGAAGCAGGATGCTGCGTTACGCGCAGGCCTCGATAAGGCTCAGGCGGCGGCGGCAGACTTCCACGGCAGCTATTCAACGGGCTCGGACCCTCGGTATGTCGCCGGGAGGTATTCCTCCGCACTGCAGATCTCAGCACAAGACCAGCAGAGCATCGGCGGCCAGTACGGCAACAGCTTGTTGACCGGGCAACGTGACACCGCCCAGGACGCCAACGATCAGAGCGAACTCGCGAAGGCGGCCGCGAAGAAACGGCTGCAATCGATGGAAGACGAACTCGAGCAGCGCCACGCTCAGTACGGTATTTCGATTGTTGCGGATAGGTCCTACTG